AAACGAACACACGGGCGCGAATGGCGGAGCTATTGAAATAAAACAAACGCAAGACTTGACAGACTCAGAGCTAAACGAAGAGCTTGCAAAATATGGCATTACTAACAAATAGACGAAAACTTGAATTATTAAAAGAGCGCAGGCTACGCGATGCTAGGGATAGTTTTTTGTCATATAGAAAACTAATAAACCCAAAGGATAAATGGGGTTGGTGGCAAGAAGAAATAGCACAAGAATTACAACAGTTTTTTAATGACCTGATAAGCGGAAAACGCCCAAAATTAGTCATACAAGCACCTCCTCAACACGGCAAATCCGTTCAGATTATTGATTTTATATCATGGTTAGCAGGTAAAGACCCTGATTGCCGCACAATATACACATCATTTAGCGAGCGTTTAGGTGTTAGAGCTAACTTGCGACTGCAAAGGGTTTATGACTCAACACTCTATAAAGAGATATTCCCAAACACTAAAATAAACAGCTCTAATACCGTTACAATTAGAGGTCAGTTTTTGCGTAATCGTGAGATTTTGGAATACTGCGACAATTTAGGCTATTTTAGAAATACTACCGTTGGCGGCTCTATCACTGGTGAGGGGTTAGACTTAGGGATTATAGATGACCCAATTAAGGGCAGAAAAGAGGCAAATAGCATAACAATTAGAGATAGTGTTTGGGACTGGTTTACCGATGACTTTTTTACTCGTTTTAGCGAAGATGCAGGGCTATTGTGTATTTTAACTAGATGGCATATTGATGACCCTATTGGTCGGCTTATTGATAAATATCCTAATGTAAAGGTTTTGAGCTATCCTGCACTTGCAGACAAAGACGAAAAAAATAGACGAGAGGGCGAGGCGTTATTCCCTGAGCATAAATCATTAGAGTTTTTGTTAGAGCGTAAAATGATGATGGATACTGCATCATGGTTATCTTTGTACCAACAAACACCTGTTATATTAGGCGGTGAAATCATCAAAGGCGCATGGTTTGGGCGTTATGTTGTTTTGCCACAAATAAAATACCGTAAAATATTTGCAGATACCGCACAAAAAACAAAAGAGCATAACGACTATTCTGTTTTTGAGTGTTGGGGCGTTGGTGATGATAATAAGCTATATTTGATTGATATGATTCGCGGCAAATGGGAAGCTCCCGACTTAAAAAGACAGGCCGTTGATTTTTGGAATAAACATAAAAATATAACAACAAGCCCACTACGCGAAATGTGCGTAGAAGATAAAGCAAGCGGAACTGGTTTAATTCAAGATATAAAAAGAGAGGCAAAGATACCAATCAAAGCAATACAAAGAAGTATTGACAAACTAACAAGAGTGCAAGATGTTGTTTCATACATTGAATCGGGTTATGTTATGATACCTGAGAATAGTTCTTTTGTTAGTGATTTTATTACAGAGTGCGAGTCATTTACAGCAGATAACGCGCATCAACACGATGACCAGATAGACCCGATGTGTGATGCTATCAACGATATGTTAGCAAAACACAATCAATCAGAACCACGAGTGAGACGGTTATGAGTAAAAAATGGTGGCAATTTTGGAAAGGCGAGCAGAAAATGAGCGGCCAACAGCTCGCCATGTTGCTACGTCAAAACTCAGCCTTTACTTCTTACAATTTTAGTCTTTTTGTCGAAGAAGCCTACAATCAAAACCCGACTGTTTACCGTTGCATACAAGAATATGTAAGAGCTTGGAACTCATGCCCAATTGTGATTAAGAGCGGTGAAGATGTTATCACTAATACAACACTATCGACTCTATTAAACAAGCCAAACGACACGCAAAACTGGCTTGAGTTTATGGAGCAAGCAATCATTTATTATTTGATTGCAGGTGAGTGTCCAGTGTGGGGAGATTCGGTTATCCCGACCCGTCCGCCAAAATCCCTTTACATTTTACGACCTGATTGGCTTACACCGTATTTAGAGCAAAACGGCATGGGCAAGGTGTCGTATTGGCAATACACAAGCGGAGACTTGACAACATCGAGCGCGACAATATACCCAAGTAATTTTGTATTGTGGAAAGCATTTAACCCGTTATGCCGTTATCGTGGTAGCAGTCCATTGTCACCATGCGCCTATGCTATTGACCAATTAAACGAGTACGCAAAAACGAATTACTCATTGCTCAAGAATGGTATGCAGCCGAGCGGCGCATTAAGTACCGAACAAGTGTTAACTGACGAGTCATTTGCTAGACTAAAAGAAGAATTTAACGAAACTTATCAAGGCAGCGACAACAACGGCAAGCCTTTAATGTTAGAGGGCGGCTTAAAGTGGCAACCGTTTAGTTTTAATTTAAGAGACGCGGAGTTTTTGGGCGGTAAAACATCGGCTAAAAAAGACATTTGTGAAGCGTTGGGTGTGCCGACTCAGTTATTAGGCATTGATGGTAGTCAAACTTATGCGAACTACGAACAAGCAAGGGCAAGTTTTTACGAAGATTCTGCAATCCCTTTGTTAGATTCATTTTTAGCTGTTTTATCGCAGTGGCTTGGCCTTAAAGTCGGACTACAACCGAATGATGTATTGTGTGTTGATATTGATGGTGTAGCAGCATTAGAGCCCAGACGTGCGGAGCGTAATCAGATATTAGATAAACTGCAATCTATCAGCACAAACGAAAAAAGAGCCGCGATGGGTTACGAGCCTAAAGATGGTGGCGATGAGATACTTATCAATAGTGGATTAGTGCCGTTAGACATGGCAGGTGCAGACATTCCGCCAATTAACCCGATGTTATAGCTATGACAAGAGCGCAAAAACTAAAATATGCTAGAGCTGTTTTGATGACTCAAGACCGCATAGCATTGCGCTATCAAAGAATTGTTAGAAAAGAGCTAAAGCAAACGGCTCAAGAGTTATCACAATCTTATTTGACCAATGAGTCACGCGCTCAGTTTGTTGACGTACAAACACAACACGCTGAAAGAATGCGCGTTATTCTTGAAAACCTTTCGCTTGATGCGTCAAACGCTTTTAAGGTATTTACGCTTAAAGCAACCAAAAAAGCACCACTTTTTGATAACTTTATTGAACAGCGTATTTTTGACATATTATCTAAAAATGCCAATGTTATATCTCAGACAATCGCAGCAAATACGATAGCCATAGCGAGCGCGGCCATTGCTCAAACAATGACAACAGCAACACGAGACGCTGTTAAGTCAGAGCCTATAAACGTGGCCAGAGCGATTGTTAGGGCGACAGGTGGCGCAGCATCGGTTAGCAGAGCGATGACGATAGCACGAACAGAAACACACAAGGCGGCAAATACATCACAATACACGCGGGCAGAATGGGCAGCACAAGATGAAGGGCTAGATGTTGTTGTTGAGTGGATAAGCACAAACGACAGCCGAGTGAGAGACGCTCACAAAAACGCAGACGGGCAAAAGCGCGATATTGGCCAACCATTTAATGTTAATGGTGAGATGATGATGCACCCAAGCGACCCAAAAGCAAGTGCTGCTAATGTTATCAATTGCAGATGTGTTTTAGGTTACGACACACAATAAAAAGCCCCAAACGGCGAAGCATGGGGCTAGTAACAGCACGATAAAACAGAGGAAAACCGCACAGTCGCACATAATATATCACAGTTTTGGAGCGATGCGATGCGTTTAAACTATACAAAAGCATTAAGTTTAGTTGATGATAACTTTGATGCACAGAATGAGGGAATGTTCACGGGTTACGCGGCAGTGACAGGTAACGTGGACTTAGGCAATGACATTATTTTGAAAGGTGCTTTTCAAGACTCACTAGCTAAAACAGACCCGTCAAAAGTAAGGGTGTTATGGCAGCACGATTGGAACAACCCTATCGGCAAAACATTCTCAATGCAAGAAGATGACAAAGGTTTGCGCGTTGATGGTGAATTGTTGCTTGATATTGAGCGCGCACGAGATACGCGCACACTCATTAAAAACAATGCTATTGATGGTTTGAGTATTGGATTTACGATTGATGATTTTAGTTATGATAACAATACGCGAGTCATTAAAAAACTAACGGTACATGAATATAGTTTTGTGACTTTTGCTATGAATCCGCAAGCTATTGTCAATGATATAAAATCGTGTAAACTAGAAAGCGTTAGAGATTGTGAGCATTACCTGCGCGATGTTTGTATGTTGTCACGTTCTGAAGCTAAAACACTAATTAGCAAGATTAAGGCTAGTCGAGACGATGAGCCGAACTTTGATAATTTAGCAGCTTCACTATTGAAACTTAATCAAACATTACGAGGTCAAAAATGACTACTGAAATCGAAATCAAAAAGCTAATGGACGACACTTTGTCGGCTGTTGAGCAATCTCGCAAGAGCCAAGATGAAGCCATTGCCGAAGTTAAAAAGCATGGCCAAGTTTTAGCATCTACTCAAGAAAAGCAAGCTAAAATCGAAACCGACATTGCTGGCATGATTGAAGCAATTCAAGAAGTCAAAAAGTCGCAGCTTGCACAAGCCGAAGCTAAACAAGGCATTAGCGCATTAGAGCTAGAAGCCAAAAACGCTTTATTCAAAATGATGCGCGGTCATCGTTTAGATGATGCAGAGCAAAAAGCCCTTAGTACCATTACTAATCCTGATGGTGGCTACTTAACCAGTGCCGACATGACTGGTCGTATTATTTCGCGTGTGCGTGATATGTCTCCGATGCGCCAATATGCCAATGTTAAAACTATTGGTAAAGGTCGCTTAGAAGGCGTGGTAAATAATGGCCGTAATGCTGCTTCTTGGGGTTATCAGGGTCAATCTGTATCTAA